CGTGGGCGGCCTGGTCGTCGCGGCGGGCAACGGCTACGCCGGACCGGCCGCCCTGGCCGGGTACGGCCTGTACCTGCTGCTGAGCGGGAAGGCTGCCGCCGCTGCTCGTGTCCTGCCGTCCGGCCGCCAGGTGCTGCGCGCACTGTGCTGGGTGGCCGTAGCGGGCGCCGCCATCATCGCGGCCCAGGGGACCACCGCCCCGGGCGGGTCGACCTTCGGACTGGCGCTGGCCGCATCACTGGCCGTCGCACTGAAGCTGACCGCAACGCGGACCCGTCGCACTGGGCGCAACGCCCACTGACCTGCACCGATAACCGCAACACCTACCGGAAGGAACCGAAGGATCATGAAGGACAACCTGAAGCTGACCTGGGGCCAGGTGCTCGTCCTGGTCGTCACGTCCCTGCCGATGGCCGCCGCTGGCGTGGCCGGTGGCATCGCGTCGTACTTCAACTTCGCGGACGTCCTGGCGTCGAAGTCCAACGCGCTCAGCCTGGTGCTGGCCGGTGAGGGTGTGGCCGTCATCTGCGCGCTGGTCACGCTGGCGCTGACCCTGATGGGCCAGCACACCCCGGCCGCCGCTCGGGCCGGTCTGTGGCTGGTCCCGCTGGCCGCGTCCGTGGCCGGTCTGGTCATCGCGCCGGACCTGAACACGAAGGTGGCCATGGGTCTGTCCCCGCTGGCCATGACGGCGGCCGGTGAAGGCATCGCGCTGGTGGCCCGCCGGATCGTCGCGTACCGCACCGGGGTGGACATCGAGCAGCAGCGGCGCAGCGGCCTGCTGCTGTGGCACGCCAACCGCAGCCAGAACGGCGGCTGGTACGGCAAGCGCGCGTCGAAGCTGGCCGTGTGGCGCCTGACCAGGCAGTTCGCCGAGACGGACAGCCAGATGTCCGTCCAGCTCGGTGAAGTCCAGCGGTACCGGATCACCGAAGGTGCGGACGTGAACCTGGCCGCCGCGCTGGCTGGTAAGGCCACGAAGGCGGCTGAGCTGCCGCGTGCGGTCCCCGCAGCCCCTGCCGCGCCCGAGCTGCCCGCCGCGCCGTCCCAGCCCGTCCAGCAGGCGCCTGTGGCTTCCGGCTTCGGTGCGGACGACCCCGACGGGTACGGCTTCGTGAAGGGCGTCCTGGCTGAGGCGGAAGAGCAGGTGGCCACGGACACCACCGTGAAGCTGCTGACCGTGGCCGACGTCGCGGACATGAAGGGCGTGGCGCCCGGGACCGTCCGGTCCTGGGTCAACCGGGGCAAGCTGCCCGTTCACGAGCGGGACGCGGACGGCCGTTCTCTCTTCCACCCGCTGACCGTGGCGGACCTGGACTGACCGCAACGGCGTCTGACCTGCGACGCAACACCCCGCCAGGGAAAGTTCCTGGCGGGGTGTTGCGCTTCCTGTGCTCGTGCTGTAGCGTCTTCCTTGTCAGCAACACGACGGAAGGAACACAGCATGAACGCCACGGCCCACACCTTCGAAATCCCGGCCCTGACCGCCACGCGGTTGCTGAACGCGGCTGGCCTGACCGGCGTCACGGTCAACCTGCCCACGAACCTGCTGGCGCTTCAGCGGCTGGTCAACCGCACCGTGGAAGGCACGGCCGCGATGCAGATCACGGCGAACCTGAACGAGTCGGCGGCCGACCTGTTCGAGTGGTACCGGGACATGGGCCTGGACATCCAGCCGCTGCGCGTGCCGGACGCGATGAACACCGCAGCCGCTGCCACGGCCGCCGCGAACGTCCTGCACGTCGCGCCGGTCGGCACCCGGAAGCGCGGCCAGTTCATCGGCTGGGCGAAGGTCCAGCTGGACCGGCTGATGGTGCACGCGGACACCCGCCACCCTGCTGCCGCTGGCTGGGCCAGCGAAGGGTTCTGGCAGCTCGTCCGCTTCGAGCCGGACCGTACGCGGAAGCTGCTCGGCAGCCTCGAAGCCGGTCGACTGGACGACGTCCTGGAAGCGCTGATCGACTACGTGGCCGCCCGGAAGCGCGCCGCTGGCCGCGCCGTCCTGGACACCCCGGACCAGCCGGTGGACCAGCAGCTGGAAGCGATGAAGGACGAGCAGGCGGCCGACGCAGAACACCACGGCTACTGAGCTAAGCGGAACCTGGACCAGGCGCCCTGAAGGGTGTCTGGTCCAGAGTCTTTCCGGGCAAAAGTTGCTTCGCTGAAGATGTAGCCGGGCGCGCACAGGTACGAGGGTGTCACCCGGTTGTGACGGATCGGCGGCCACAGGCCCCTTCCCCCGGGGACGAACCCTGACAAATACGTCGTCACTTCCCCGGTGACACCCCAGGTGACGACGTGTGCATGACATTGTGACGGCCCCTTGTGACGGCTGTCTGTTGAGCTGTGTCAACCCTGTGTTAGACTGTCCCTGAAGGGCTGCCAGCCGATGCACCGGGACGGCGGCCGACGACCTAACCGGAACCGAAGGGACGAGACGATGGCCGACGCATTCGACACCCCCGACCTGATCCCCAGGAAGGACACCGGGGACGAGCAGGGTTCCGGCTGGCGCGCCCGCGCGGCTGACACCCGGGACAGCTTCAACCACGCGTTGGACGTGGTCGGGCTGCCCTTCGTCCCGATGGCCGCTGCGTGGAAGCGCGCGGCCGACGCGCGTAACGAACTGCGGACGCCCGAGAACCTGGACGCCCTGCGGAAGGCGAACACCGCCCGCCGGGACACGATGCGGGACCTTCGCCGCGACCGCCGCGCCTTCGAAAAGGCGCGGGACGAAGTCGCCTGGTGGAACATCTGGAACGGTGAGCGCCGCGCCGCCCGGATCGTGGTCCGGGACAGCCGTCAGCTGGCCAGCGAAGCGAAAGCCGCGCGCCGGGAAGCCGCCCGGTCGTACCCCATCACGCTGCCCCAGATGGCCGTCCGCTGCCACGCGGCGCACCTGCTGCCGTCCGGTGCCTGGACAGTCTTCAGCGACAGCCTGGCGTCCAGCACCACCTTCACGCTGTCCGTTGCAGCCGTCGCACTGAACGCGTTGGGTGTTGCGCTCGGGTCGCGGCACATCTGCGACGACGCAACGGACCCCGCGCTGGCCGCGTTGCAGCCGTCGCAGGAAGAGCTGGACCTGTTGCGCCGCCTGGACCCGAAGGAATGGCACCGCGTTGCAGAGCCGCGCGGCCTGGCGGACGTCGTCGCAGGGGAAGCGCGGCTGACGGACTCGGGCATCCAGGCGAAGCTGACGCTGAACGGCACCATGGACCTGGCCACGCTGCTGAAGCGGGAAGCGCAGCTGCGCGCCGCGCTGCGGCTGCGTGAGGGCACCCGCATGGAACTGCGCGAAGGCAAGACCGGCGGCCACGCGCGGCTGACCCTGCGGACCCGGTCGGCGGCCGACAGCGTGAAGATGACCGGCTGGAAGCCGGGCGACGCCTGGGCGGTCAACACGGTGACCGGCGAGACGGTACCGGTCCCGCTCGGGAAGCGGCTGCTGTTCGCGGGCACGTCCGGCGCGGGGAAGTCCTGGTCCGCCCGTCCGCTGATGGCCGAAGCGTCCGAGTGGACGGACCACCGGCTGGTGATCTTCGATCGGAAGTACATCGAAGGCCGGAACTGGGAACACCGCGCCCGCATTGCGTGTGAGCTGGACGACATGCGGGACCTGTGCGCAGAGCTGGCGGCCGAAGGCGAAGAGCGGCTGAAGCTGATCCCGCGCGGGAAGGACGTGGTCGAGATCAGCGCCAGCCTGCCCCGGATCACGGTCTTCGTGGACGAAGGCGGGGAACTGATCAGCGACAGCAAGACGAAGTACCCGAAGGACGAAGACGGCCGCTCGGACTACAGCGACATCATGTCGACGCTGCGCACCATCGCGCGGAAGTACCGGGCAGCGGAAATCATCCTGGTCTGGTGCACGCAGAAGCCTGCTCTGTCCGGCGAAGGCCACGGCCTTGACTCGCAGATTGCCGGTCAGCTCGTGCACCGGCTGTCGCTGGCGCTGGCCACGTCCACGGACACCCAGGTCGTCTTCGGGAACGATGCGATCGAAAAGGGCTGGAAGGCCAACGAGCTGCCCATGCCCGGCTTCGCCCTCTTCCGCAACCAGGAACTGGGCCCGAAGTCGGTCCCGCAGATGCTGAAGATGCGCGCCATGTCCCCGGCGGACGTCATCGCTCTGCCGGAACGGCCGATCTGGCGCCGCGTGTCGACGGCGGCCAGCACCACGGCGGCCGACGTCAACGAGCGGAAGGCGGTCGAGCAGCAGGGACAGGCCGCGCTTCACGCCAACGGGCTGAAGGGCGCCGCAGCCGCCAGCGCCGCGCTGTCGAAGTCGGACCCCTGGGCAGAGCTGGCGCCGCAGTCGGCCGACACCCCGACCGTGATCCTGGGGAAGGACATCGAGCAGGCGGACAGCGGCTCGACAGAGCGCGTGGCGGCGGCCGACCGGGACGACCAGGTCATGTCCGCCCTGCGTGACTCGCCCTGCGTGACGCTGTCCGACCTGGCGCGCGCGCTCGGCATCCATAAGCAGACTGCGAAGCGGTCGCTGGACCGGCTGGCGAACGATGGCCTGGTCCAGGTCGACGCGGACGGGTGCTGGCGTCCGGTAGAGTGAGCAGCACGGCAGCGCGCCCCACACCTTCGCAGCGCGCACCAGCAGCCCCGGGGATTTACGACCCCCGGGGCTGCTGCCGTTCCTGGTCCTGAGCACCCGTACGGCGGTTGTATCCTGGTGACATGAAGACCGCGACCGCACCGAAGACGCGGCCGACCGCCCGTGCGGTCGAGCTGCCGCCGATCGACTTCGACACGCGCCTTATGGGCGTGCACGTCCTGATGGAAGTCCTGCTGGGTGATGACCCAGCCGTCCAGGAAGCCCGTAAGGCGGCCACTGCCGCCATCGCAGCGGCAGACCGGTACTCGGCTGAGGCTTCCGCCCTGGAAGCCGTCCTGGCGCCGCCTGAGACGTTCGTCAGCCACCCGATCCTGAAGCGCGCCGGTGACATCGTCCGGGAACGCGGCTGGCATCAGGGCAGCTGGACCAGCGACCAGGGCGCCGTCTGCGCGTTGCAGGCCATCCGGCTGGCCGCCGGGGGACAGCCGGGGTCCGAGCAGGACGCGGTGGCCGCGCTGCTCGTCCGCATCCGGCACGCCTTCGGGGACGGCGCCAGCTCGGTGCCCGGCTGGAACGACCGGCGCGACCGCACCCGGGCGGACGTGCTGCGGCTGCTGTTCTGAGCTGCGGTACTCTGGTCCCGTCCGCATGGTTCCGGTGGGTTGTGGATGGTGCAGCAGAAGGGACGGCCGCTTCGGCGCCGTCCCTTCTGTGCTGCCTGGGATACTGGACACGCCCACCGACAACGAAGGGACCAGGCCGTGGCCGACAACGTGGCGCAGCAGACGCTGGACGCTCAGAACCTGGCGCGCGCCATCAAGCTGCGCGTACGTGGCGCGCACTGGAACGAGATTGCGGCGCAGTGCAACTTCAGCAGTCCGGCCGCCGCGCTGGCCGCTGTCGGCCGCGCGATGGAAGAGGCGACGCAGCGCGCCACCGAGACGGCCGACCAGATGCGGGACACCGCAAACATGCAGCTGGACGCGCTGCTGTCCGAAGCCTGGGACATGATCGAAGAGCGGGCGCCCGAGACGTACGACGCGGACGGAAACCCGCTGTCGAGCGATGACCGCGCCGTCCGGCTGCGCGCCGTGGACGAAGCGCGGCGGCTGATCGAGTCGAAGGCGAAGCTGAACCGGCTGAATGACAAGCCCGAGCAGGACCCCGAGCAGGACCAGGGCGGCATCCGGATCATCGGTGTCGCGGTCGAAGACATCATCTGATGCGGGACTTCGAGCTACGCGGCGCGGCGCGGGAACTGATGACGTGCCGCGCCCCTTCCGTCTGCATCGTCGGCGCGGCCGGTACGGGCAAGTCTGTCGGTGCCCTGCTGAAGCTGCACGTGACGTCGGCGCTCGTGCCGAACACCACGTCCCTGATCGTCCGGCAGACGCACGCGTCCCTGACCGCGTCCACGCTGCGGACCTTCGAACTGAACATCATCGCGGACGAGCTGGCCAGCGGGAAGGTGAAGTGGTTCGGCGGGTCCGGCCGGAAGCCACCGGCCTACATGTACCCGAACGGCAGCACGATCATGGTTGGCGGCATGGACCAGCCGGGGAAGTTCCTGTCCATGGACCTGGACCGGGTCCTGATCGACGAAGCGAACCAGGTCAGCCTGACCGCGTTCGAAACGCTCATGACCCGTATGCGTGGATCGGCCGGTACGTACAAACAGATCGTCATGGCGACGAACCCCGACCACCCCGCGCACTGGCTGAAGGAACGCGCGGACGCTGAGCTGTTGCCCATGATGACCAGCTTCCACCCGGACAATCCGTACCTGTACGGCCGCGACGGCACCCCGACGGAAGCAGGCGCCGACTACATGGCGGTACTGGACGCGCTGACCGGTGTCCGGCGGCTGCGGTATCTGAACGGCATCTGGGCGGCTGCCGAAGGCCAGGTCTTTGACGACTGGGACGAGCAGCTGAACCTGGTCGACCCGTTCCCGGTGCCGGACGACTGGCGCACGATCTGGACCGTGGACTTCGGTTACTCAAACAGCTTCGTTTGGCAGCGCTGGGCCATCGACCCGGACGGCCGCATGTGGCTGACGCACGAGATTGCCCGCCGTCAGCGGCTGGTGGAAGATCACGCCCGCGACATCCTGGAACTGGTGAAGGCCAACGGCTGGGGCTGGCCGGAAGCGATCATCTGTGACCACGACAGTGAAGACCGGGCGACGCTGGAACGCCACCTTAAGTCGCCGACGATTCCCGCCCGGAAGGCGGTCGCTCGGGGCGTGCAGCTCGTACAGGCCCGGATGCGACCCGCTGGCGACGGCCGCCCGCGCCTGTTCGTGATGCGGAACGCGTACCTGAACACGGACC